GCTTTCATCTGTTTTAACAAACTCTGTTATATCTCTCCTTGTGCCACTTGCATAAAAAGCATCTAAAGTTTGTACTTTGATTTGATCGTATGTAGAGCTATTAATGTCGCTATCAATAAATGCTGTTAAATTAAATGTTTTAAATAATGATGTTAAGAAACTTAATATTTTCATATCAGGTATCTGCTCTGTTATGTATATTGTATCTACAATGCCTGTTGGCGCTATTGTTTGTGCTTGAACATTGTAACTTGTTTCACCACTTATATAATCATCAAGTATTTTTGTGCAACTCAAAACATAACTAACTGTCAATGCCGTTTCAGTTGTTTCAATAACAAACTCGATGTTATGCTGTTCAAATACTTGTGCGCCAAATCCAGAATCAAAAGTATGATCTATTGTTGTTGATGCCGTACCTGATATATGCTCTTGTTCTACAATTACCTCGTTAGTTCCTGTTTTTCTAAGTCGTACTGTAAAGTTTTTTGTATTTACAGTTGGTGTTACTGTCCAAACAACCCTCATTCTTTCAGCACCATCAAGAGCATTAAAACCTGCAACCCCTGTATGAAATCTAAATATTCCACCATCAAAGACAGGTGAAAAACCTGTAAAACTATGGGGTGGTGTTAAGCCTGTTGTACTATCAAAAAACTCAATGACATCGCCTGTAAAACTTTCTATTTTATCAAGGACAATTAGATTTGTACCAGTTTCATTACTTGGTGTAACTCCTATATCACCTTTATTTCTATGTAGCCACATATATAAATCTGCAAAGAATCCTGTTTCTTTGAAGAAGTCATCTGTGAATCTCATATCTATATTTGGGTCTTGCTCAATAACTTTTATAATATCTATAATTCTTAATGCTGGTTTTAAGTCTGTAAATTGAAAACCTTGTGTAGCACTTAATCTTTCATTTGCGCTACCAGGAGAAATATCATTTTGAGTACCACAAGTGTTTGTATATAAGTTTCTTGTTAATTGACTTCTTGCTTGTGTAGTTAAAACACCTTGATTTGTGCTATCAAAAATAAACCTTTGTGTATGTGATATTAAGGGATAGATAATATGAGGTACTGAAACTGTTTGATTACCTAATTGTGTTACAAATGTCTCAACACCTTGTTTTACTGTCGCTATATTATAGTCGTGATTAAATTGACTAAAATCTAAACTACTTAATTTTCTATCTTTTACTCTATCTTTAAGTCTTATCGTTTGTCCGTAAAAAGTAATATTGTAACTATCTGGTACATTGTTTTTTAGTTTCACACCATTCATCACTACATAGCCATAGCGAAAAGGTTTAAAATTTAATTCTAATATAGCTTCTAATTTTGTGTTGGCATCAAATATTGCATCTGGTGTAGCATCTCTTACAAGATCTCTCCTATAATAGTGTTTAAATAATCTGTTGTTTACACTACTTGCAGGTAAATTAAATGTTTTACTAAAATCAGTAAATACTTTTTCTATATCTCTAATATCTTGAATTGTTTGTGTAAGTGTAATTTGCTCATCTTCAAATAAGTCTAGGTTTTGATAATTTATATCTGTAATTAGATTTATCTCATCCCATTTTCTAAATGTATTTTCCCACAAAGTATCTTGCAAATTCCAAAGATCAGGATTTGGATCAGGGCTATCTAATATTATACTTGGTATTGATAATCCAACTTGATTCATTATCTAATTGTGTTTATTTTATCAAATGCAAATTTGAAATCTATTGTATAATTTGCTAATCTATCATTCAAGCTAGTTTTAAATGTTACTTGTTTGTTTTGAGGTATAGCAGGTAGTTGTTGATTATCTTTAAATATCCAACATCTTGGAGACATTAATAATTCCTCTATCACTTGATTATAGCTATCATTTACATAACCTGTATTTAATGTTATGCTTTCTCTGCTCATTATGTTTCTTGTTTTGTATTGATGATTATTAATTGAATACGTCGCGCCAGTTGTGAGTGTGTTTGCCTTATATTCTTCTCTTTGTATATCTATACTTTCGATTGATTTCAAAAAGAAATTTATTCTTTGTAATGCACCAAATTTATTTACAAATGTTACTGGTAAGTTTGTAAATCTATTACAAGGTTGTTCTTCTATTGTTATAGTTTCTGTAGATCCACCCTTAACTATATCTACACTTGTTAATGTTGCAGTTGTACTTGTAGCATATTCTATTGCTGTATTTGTTGTGTTTATTCCTGTACCAACTGTTACGCTTGTAACTGTACTGGAACCATTTTTAAAGTTTACTGTTGTAGCACCTGTCAATGTATCTGCACCTGAATTTACACTTAGATTGGCTAATACAGGTATTTTCAAAACCTCTTGACTTTCTCTAAATATTTTATTGTTTGACATCAATACAGAAGTGCTACCAACAAAACTACTTAGTGATAATGTTGTGTTATTATTTGTTTGTGTTTCAGTTGTAAAACCATCCTCAAAATATCCTACACCATCAAATGCTAACATATTTGTAGTTATCGCATCCAAATTTGAAGTACCATCATTCGGGGTTGCAACTGTCTTTACCCATACATTTAAACCATTGTTTCCAAAAGTTCCATCAAAGCTATATGTTATATAATCTTTTATAAGTTCACCTATCTCAAATATTACAAAGTTATTATCTGCAACTTCGTTTTTTCTTAATTGATATGTTGTGCTAGGACTTGTTTGATATGCACCTGCAAATATTGATATTGTCAAACTGCAATTTGCAAGTGATCCGTTTGCCACTTTTATATATACAGGACTATTTATGTTTACTTTATATATTGCCATTATAATTCTTTTTCAAAGTCATTTACAAATGATGCGATTAATTCTGGTGGTAATGTTTTGAATCTTTTTTCAAAAGGTTTTGTAAAAAACAAACTAGGCTTTATACCTTGTTCAAATATTGATCTTGCTATTACAAAGTTTAAACCTTTTCTTTTTGCGAATCTACCCCCTTGTTGTCTTGGTGCTATTCCTTTTCTTACAGTCCATTTATCAAAGGCTTTACTAGGAGGTCTTTTAGTTGTATATTTAAAAGGTGTATCATATTTTTTTTTAGTACCACTTACACCTTGATCTTGATAACTCCCATATTCTTCCATCAAGAATTGTAATATAAAACCACTACTATCCGATAATATATTGTAATCTAAAGATTCATAAAGTTTCTTAGTTACATTCTTTTTACCTTTTGTCAAATTGCTTCTTGATTGCTGAATTACATATTTAGCAAAATTGTTAAGCACCTTTTTTGTTTCTTGTAATTCCATTAGCAAATACTTATATCGTTTTGTATTAATATATCCATAGTACACGCCCATCCACCTAATCTGTTTTCAAACCTTTCGTAAAATGGTTCACATACAGGATCACCCTCTAATTGATATTTAGATGTATATAATGAACCCCTACGCAATAAATGTATGATCTTGTTTATTACTGCTAGTTGTGTATTGAGTACATCTTGTTCATTATCATTACCAACAAAAATATCAGTTGTTTCATCTTTATATTCATTGACAACATCCATAGCCATTATTGTAATGTTAAATACAAGCGCTTGTTCTTGTGCTGTAACTGTATTTACTATAATATGAGCAAGAGGGAATATTGTTTGTTTTGATAAATCTATTTCTGTAATGTCTCCTGTAGTAACTGTATTTACATTAGGATCTAGTAACAGATTTGTTTTTATTGTATCTGTAAGTTGATAAAATCCTCTTATACCTTGATTGCTCATCTATATTTTCTTTTTAATTCTCTTGCTTCTATTTCGTTTTTCTCTTTCATAAATGTTAGCATTAATAAACATTCGTGCATACCTAGTTTAGTGATATTTTCAACTCTTGTAATATCGTATTGACTGAGGAAGTAAATTTGTCCAAGCCATCCATATTTTGCATTAAAGTTTGCAGTTGCTGAGAGGGCATCTCCTTCTTGTCCTGAAAATAAGACATCATAACTTTCGATAAGTCTATCCCTAAACGATAAAAAAAAAGCATACTACCAAAAACAATATCAAGAGGTATATCTTTCATTGTATCTTGATTCTCTCCTGTATATTTTTCTATTGTATATTTATTACCTAATGATGTTTCTATCGGTCTGTAAAGTACTGCCATTGCTTTGTGCATATCATCCCACTTAGAAATATATGTATCAAGATCAACATACTCTCCTAATGTCATATCATCAAGATTAGGTATAAAACCATACTCAACACCATTTAAAACAAACCTTTTTTTTAGTTGTGGTTTTTGTTCAAACATATCACCAAGTATATTAGTAACTCTTGTTACATCTCTTAGTTTCATTCTAAAAGAATCTTTATGAGATATATCACAAAATATTTCTATCATCTTAGTTGCTAAAAAACTTTCATCTTGATTATCCTCTTGTATTTTATAATACTTTTGATATTGTGATAATCGGATTTCAGATAGATCAGTAGGTACAGTCAATTTTATCTTCATATATATATATCGAAATCTAAAGTAGATTTTTGACAAAAAAAAGGAGGGTATAAACCCTCCCTCAAACAACTAACCAAAATTTACTATGAAAAGATTACTTCATCTTCTCGCTATAAGGCTTCTTAGGAAAAGCCTTGCTTTTGACAAATTTAAAATATTTTTCTTTACTTACAAATTCTTTTGTTAGTGGATGTAAATATAATTTTTTCATTTGTTTTCTTTTTAAAATCTATTTTGTAATCTTTGTTTTAACTTTTCGCCTACCTTTATTGATCGGATTGCTTCCTCTCTTGATAAACCTAATTTTTTAATTTTTTGTTGTATTTGTTTTTCTGTTATTTTCATATTGTTTTGTTTTGTTTTAATTATATTCAAATATAATACTTTTTTATTTATTAACAAAATATAATAACTTTTTTTTATCTAATTGCATACCTACCTCTGTTGGGATTCTCTAGTTGCATCATTAAAGCATATCGAGCTGCATCAATACAATCAGGGTGTATGCCTGTAGGTTTTTGAATATTATTACCCTCTTTGTCTTTATCCCATACGTATCCTTGTAATTCTCTTATTAAATTCTTTGATCTTGATGTTACGTATATTTCGTTTTGGTTTATAAGGTTTATTCCATAGATTATAGAATCTCTACCTTTTGTTACAGGGAATATTCTATGTCCATAGCTTCTTATCTCTTGTATTGATTTGGGTTCTGCACTATCTGCGTATATATGTTCTAATGCTCTGCTCTCAGTTATAAAGTTACTTATATCTCTATTTAACATACCTTTTCTATAAAGT